TGTTGAATGGGCTTTTGAATTTGCCGATGGTACTGTTGCCACTCTTTATAATTGGAAGAATGGTAAAAACTATAATGGTGATGATGGCTTAGAACTCAATCACATTTACGAATGGAATGTAGGTGGTAATAGTGAGAAGGCTGTTAGTAAACTATTAGAAAAATTAAGATCGTAAAATAAGAAGGGGGCGCAATGCCCCCTTTTTTAATTGGCTTATCTTGGCAGCCTTGTGACCTTGAGCATTAAATCATTAATCTTATCTTGCCAAATCCTTCTTAACCAGGCATCAGCCAGGTCAGTTTTAACAAGTTGCAGCTCTAGTAGCTTGATCATTCTATATAAGTTATTCTCCATTTTTATTCTCCTAGATTTAATTAGGGCGCTTAATTGCGCCCCAAGTCTTTAGTCTAATAGTATCATGTATGCTTTAGGATTAAATTTCATAAACCAATCTATTCCCCTTCGCATCTCTTCAATGTTGCCACCAAGTTCACAACCCATGATCGTATCATAGATTGAAAGCTCAAGCGCATTTAGTTCTATGCTATCACCACCAAAACGATTGTTAACAACAGCGCCTTCAGTATAAATTTGAATAGGCGCCTTAAAAGGCGCCTTATCTTTTTCTAGTTTAATACGCATCCGCATACCTCAATTTTTCTTCTTCAAGTTCCATTGCCAACCACTCATCGGCCGATTGTTGGGCTTGATCAATGTTTTTAATATCGTATTCAGTAAAACAATTTACGTTTTTACCGTCTACAAATACATTGAAAGTAGCCGAACCATTCCAAGTTATTTCGATATTGTTTTCATATTTAAAACAAACATCTGATGTTATTTGATCCATTCAACACCCCCTATTTTGAGACTTGTTAAAGTCTTTAGATTTATTGATCTCCAAGCTTTTCTCGGATTGTCTTTATTATTTTTTAAAACGTTTACGTCTATCACTTCCAATAGATGCTCACGGTTTCCAAGTAATTCTCCACCAGAAAAAAACTTGTCGTTAGTAGGCAATTTACAAGTCATTTTTCTTTTTTCTTTATTTGCTTTCACAAACTCAACAGAAAAAAAACTATTCTTAATTGCTTTTTTCATTACATTCTTATCAAACATATTCACTCTCTTTCTTTTTATGTTTAACATAATCTTACATATAATTATATATTTTCCCATATCAAGAAAATAATTAATTATTTTACGTGAATTTACGTATTTTTTTTACAGCTGTGGATAACCTGTGGATAACTCCTCGTGGGGCGCATGGGGTCTTGGTTCTTGGTTCTAGTCTTCGAGGGGTCCCAATTCTTGCTTTTTGCCCTCTTGCCTTTTCGAAAAGGGGGGAACCCCTAAATAAGGACGTAGTACAATATAGTTGTTATATATATAAACTTTTGTACATACGAACTATATGGTATAAAGTTTTGATGGCAGAAGTAGAACAGTTCAAGCGCATTGTTAATTATGATAATATGAGTTCTGCAGAGTTAGAAACTCTGAAGAAAAAATTATTATTAAGGCAGAAAACATTTCAATTAAAAAGTTTAGCGCAAAAAAATTTTTTAAAGTTTGTAAAACAAGTTTGGCCAGAGTTTGTAGAGGGGCCCCATCACATAAAAATTGCAGAAAAGTTTCAAGCCTTGGCCGAGGGCCGTATAAAACGACTAATTGTTAATATGCCACCCAGACATACCAAATCAGAATTTGCATCATTCCTATTCCCCGCATGGATGATGGGCCGTGATCCACGGCTCAAGATTATTCAAACCACACACACGGCTGAACTCTCCTATCGTTTCGGTCGTAAGGTTCGTAACTTAATGGAGGAGAATACTTTTCAAGATATTTTTGATGAAATAAAATTATCGCAAGATTCAAAAGCTGCAGGAAGGTGGGAGACGAATAAGGGGGGAGAGTATTTCGCTGCAGGTGTTGGTGGAGCCATCACAGGTAGGGGTGCCGATTTATTAATTATTGATGATCCACATTCCGAGCAAGACGCCTTAAGTGAAACGGCAATGGATTCAGCTTACGAGTGGTACACCTCTGGACCAAGACAACGTTTACAGCCAGGTGGTAAGATTGTTATTGTTATGACACGTTGGTCGACAAAAGATTTGACAGGTCAATTAATGAAGACCCAAGGGGATGTAAAAGCAGATCAGTGGGACGTGGTGGAGTTTCCTGCCATCTTAGAGAATAAACCTATTTGGCCACAGTATTGGAAGATAGAAGAGTTAGAGTCGGTTAAAGCATCATTATCCGTGTCTAAATGGAATGCACAGTGGCAACAGAATCCAACATCAGAAGAAGGTTCCATTATCAAAAGAGAGTGGTGGAAGATTTGGGAGAAGAGGGAGCTGCCTCAAATAAACCACATTATACAAAGTTATGACACAGCCTTCAGTAAAAAAGAAACAGCCGATTACTCAGCGATTACAACGTGGGGTGTATTTTTATATAATGATATGACACCCAATGTAATTCTATTAGACATGAAAAAAGGGAGGTGGGACTTCCCGGATTTAAAACGTATTGCCATGGAAGAATATAACTACTGGGAGCCAGAGACAATTATCATCGAGCAGAAAGCTAGTGGAACACCCTTGACCCAAGAGCTACGAAGAGTTGGTATTCCTGTGGTAAACTTTACACCGAGCAAAGGAAATGATAAGCATGTCCGGGTTAACTCTGTTTCACCACTATTTGAAGCAGGGCAAGTATGGGCACCAAAAGAGAAATGGGCAGAAGAATTGATTGAAGAATGCGCTGCTTTCCCTTATGGTGATCATGACGATTTGGTTGATAGCATGACACAAGCGTTAATGCGTTATCGTCAAGTCGGATTAGCCGTGCATCCAGAAGATTATGAGGATCCACCGATGTTACAGCAACTACCTTCGCAGAGGGAATATTACTAATGAGTTTCAAAAAAGGATTCACGGTCAAAGAACCTAAAAAGAAGAAGACCAAGAAGGAGAAGACCGAAGCGTCTTTTAAGAATCCTAAAGCAAGTTATTATAAATTCGTGCAACCGAAAGGATTTTCTGCTATGTTGCAAAAAAAACAAAAGAAAACTTTAATTACGTGAGGAAATAATGGCAGTAGAAAAACCAATTGTTGCAGGTGAAGCTATAATAGAAAATGAATCACCTCTTGATGTTTCATTAGTCGAGGATATTGGCGCAGAAATCACGCCTACAGAAGACGGTGGGGCAATCGTTGGAAACGTTGAAGAAGAAATTACTGTTGACTTTTCATCAAACTTAGCAGAATCTATAGATGATAACGAGCTCAACAATCTATCAAGTGAGTTAAGACAACAATATGAAGATGATAAAGAGTCACGTTCGGATTGGATCGACTCGTACACAAAAGGTTTAGACCTCTTAGGGTTTAAATACAACGAACGCTCACAGCCATTTCAAGGTGCAAGTGGAGTTACACACCCACTACTGGCTGAGAGTGTTACGCAGTTTCAAGCACAAGCTTATAAAGAATTATTACCAGCAGGTGGTCCTGTAAAATGTAATATCGTTGGTGATGTCAATGCAGAAGTAGAAGCACAATCACAACGAGTTAAAGATTATATGAATTATATGATCACGGATCAAATGGAAGACTACGATCCTGACATGGATCAAATGTTATTTTATTTACCACTAGCAGGTTCAAGTTTTAAAAAAATATATTACGATGCTGATTTGGCAAGACCAGTAGCAAAGTTTGTTCCCGCAGAAGATTTAGTTGTTCCGTATTTATCTACCGATTTAGATACAACAGAGAGAGTTACACATGTTGTAAAAATGTCAAAGAACGATATTCGTAAAGCTCAATACGCAGGTCTTTACAGAGATATTGAATTAGAAGATCCTTATGAAGAAGAAACTGCCGTTCAAGAAAAATATAATAGTATTCAAGGTGAGAGAAAACCAAATAACACAGATACATACACTTTATTAGAAGTACATTGTGATTTAGACATAGAAGGTTTCGAAGATAGAGACGAGGAATCAGGAGAACCTACAGGTATAAAGATTCCCTATGTTGTTACCATTGAAGAAGGGTCAGGAAAAGTTCTGTCCATCTATCGTAACTTCAAAGAAGGAGATCCTAATAAAAAGAAAACAGAATATTTTGTTCACTATAAGTTTTTACCAGGTCTTGGTTTCTATGGCTTTGGTCTTATCCATATGCTTGGTGGACTTAGCAGGACGGCCACGTCCGCCCTCCGTCAACTCATCGACGCAGGTACTTTATCGAACTTACCTGCAGGATTTAAAGCAAGAGGTCTTCGAATTAAAGACGATGATAGTCCAATTCAACCCGGAGAATTTAGAGATGTTGATGCACCAAGTGGTGACTTACGAAATGGATTATTACCTCTTCCTTATAAAGGACCAGACCAAACATTATTCGCGTTATTAGGTTTTGTTGTTGACGCTGGTAAGAAATTTGCTGCAGTAGCTGATGGAAAAATAGGAGAAGGCTCACAAGCAAATCCTGTTGGTACAACAATGGCGTTATTAGAACAAGGTTCTAAGGTCATGAGTGCAATTCATAAAAGATTACACTATGCACAGAAAAAAGAATTTAGAATTTTAGCAAGAATTATAGCGGAATTCCTACCACCAGAAT